GTTCAGGAGACATATCTGTTTTTGCATGAACAATATCTCCAGCAAGATAAATGATTGTGTTCTTATCTTGTTGGACTTGTTCTTTACAATAGTCATATACCCGATTGAATACCGACTCGTATTCATCATGTCTCTTGAAATTACGAATGTGAACGTCAGCAATGTGAATGACGTTATCTACTTTGTTTACTCTTTTTGAAATGAGTGTTTCTTGTATCACACTAATATCCTTTCTTTCATCAAATCAAACCCATCTACTGATGGTAATGTTTCAATATACTCCGAAAATCTTTGAAATCCAAATTCATTGATGTCTTTATCTGGAAGTTTTACCATACTTGTTTTGATTCCGTTTGAAATCAACCACTCACAAATCTTTATGGAGTCCTTCATCGCATCATTATCAAGGGCAACAATAACCTTTGGTGGTTTACGAATCAGTATCTTTTCTTTTAGAAGAGGTTGGACAATTTTACCGAATAGTGGTATGGCATTGAAACGGGCAGAAATGGCATCAAACACACCTTCAACAAGTGTGATTGGTTCTTTCCAATTTATGAGAGATTCAAATCCAACAACGTCTTTACTTACAGGTGGATTTTTATACTTTGCGTTTACATCTTCAAAGATAGTTCGGGAAACAAAGAAGTTTAGGTTTAGATTATCGTCATATGACGGGACAATAATTCTACCACCATAGATACCATTTGGACAATAACCGATGTTGTATCTGAAAATATCTGTTGGGAGAATACCACGAGATTTTAGGTAAGATACCGCTTGTTTTATTTGCATTGCAATTGTGATGTCTCGTATAGAACCAAAGTCCGTAAGACGGATAAACTCTGGTGGTAATCTCAACTCCTCGTCTTTATCGTCGGTGTTGACGAATGTGTGGAGTGCCTTTGTTTTGAGGATTCTGTTGAGGGACTCGTAATGTTGACGGTCTACTCGTAGACGTTTGAACAAGGATTGTATTGTTCTACCTTTTTCGTTGGAAACCCAACAATGCCAGAAGTTTTGGTTTTTAGAGTTAGATGAAACATCTATCTCCAACTTTGGTTTGTAGTGGGAAACGAATGGGGAAAAGAAAGAATAGTTGTTGCCGGAGGTCTTCTTTCCTTTACCTAAAACTTGTTCTAACAGATGTAATAAGTCGTGGTTTATCATAGTAAAACCAATATACGACTATTTGAGGAGATTTACAAACACTCATCCAACCATTCGTGTGGAATTTCTTTCTTTGACCATAACCAACCCCGTTTTTCACAGAATTGGGCATACGTTGTCTTACTTCCTTTGTAGAGTTTTGCATTTGGATTCTGAAAGACAAACCTAATATCTATGTTTGGGTATTGGTCGAATATCAGTTCCATCTTTTCTCTATCGGCTTTTACCCAACGTCCTTTTGTTTCCAAGTACATTGTTCCACCCTTTTTCTTTTGTAGAACAAAGTCGGGTGTGTAGGTGTGGTTTGTGGCTGGTCTAATATACGAAAGTTTCTCGGTTTCGTAACTGTACTTTTTCTTTGAGGATTTTAGATTTTCATTGATTGTATCTTCAAGACCAGAACGAAACCCGTGTTTTATCGCAACTGCATTTCTTTTCATATCAAATGTCCCATCTAACAATGATGTTCATATCTACGTCATCTCTCTTTTCAAGTGGTGATGCCAGTTTACCAATAGCAATAAGATCATAGTTATCGTTGTATAAACCAATGGTTGTTATGTATGGATTGAAAAACGAACTTGTCACGTAATCATCTACTACCTGTGACTCCATATTCTTGTCTTTTCTGACAGTCCAATTTTGTGTGAAGTTGAATTCAGATTTTCTGATTTTACAAATAACCTCATACTCATAAAGGGTCGTTGTACTACGAAATGAGCCTGTGAAACCATATTGTGTTCCACTAAAATCAAAGTTACCAGTTTCACCTAAGAATACATCCCAATACTTAGGTCTTGGGTCGGAAACAACAATCATGCCGTGTTTATAAAACACATTACCTATTCGTGCTGTCTGATAAGCATAGCCGGTTGAAAAACTGTTATCCCCCAAGTAACTTATCTGTTCTGTTGTGAGTCCTTTATTGTAAACCCGTATTTCATCCAAGTACCCACTAAAGCTACCGGATTGTGTACCATTACCACCAATATAGAACTTGTTTTCGTTACTTGTATTGGTGGAAATTGACCCGCTAATCTCACCACTCAAGATACCGTTCACCCATATTTGATAATAGCTTGCGCTTTTTTGGCAAACAATATGATTCCAAATTGATTCAGATATTGCACTAGATGTTACAGATAGTAACGTGTTTCCAGACTTTTGAGAAAACTCAAGTTTGTGTTTGTAAGACGCATCAGCAGTTTCGTTGTAAATACGTATATCAAACGGATAATTAGTAGCACCACCGTATATGGTGGTTGTTCCAGCATTACTATCAACTTGGGAGACAACTTTTGTTTGCCTATCTTTTACGATAAACTCACGTGTTGTTTGTTTATCAAATAGACTGTTATATGTTTGCGTCAAATTCGATTGAGTAGGTGGGATGTTTATCCAAAAACTAAATGCAAAACTAGTTCTTCCACTAAAGTTGAACTCGGTTGGTCTTTCTATGTTGTAATAACCACCATCTAAATACGCAGAAACACCACTTGATTCTGAAGTATCGGTTGTAGGTATACCGGGTAGATACGTTATCTGTTTGTTCCGTATAGATGTAACAGTGTTATGCAATGGGGATGAATCCAAAACGTACTCTGTTGGTTTATTCCTAAAGTTATATTCTCTGTACTTTTCATTGAAACCGACGTATAAATACAGTCTATCATCACCAACAATTTTTGATTCATCAAACGCGTTGTCTTTCAAATTACCACTACCATCATCTGTCATGTGAACTTGTCTAGATGCTGATGGATGTACATTTGTTATGTTTACAGTACCTCGACGTATTCCCTCACCAAAGACACCTTGTGGTAAAACCATGATAGAACTAGACTCAGCGAGATAAGTTACCCTACTATAATCAGTTATTACCGTAGGCGTTTTTTCTTTACTATACTCCGTGTAGAAGTTGTGATCTAAATAATACCAAAGTAGTTTTGGGTCTAAACTTTGTGTAGTAAAGATCCGTTCATACAACGAAGACGAAAGATTTGCAACAGCACCGTAGTACTTATGGTTCTCAGGATAGTATGCTCTGTAGACGTTTATGTCATAAAGCCCATAATAGTTATTTGGCTCGTTTGAATCTGATGAGATTTCCCATAGCTTGTAAACTTCAAATGGACGAACTGTGTAGTCACCCTTTTTGAGTTTCTTCCAAATAAGACTTACTGTATTTCCAGTTTGAAATGACATATTAGTTCAATCTCACTACTACTTCAAATGTGCAAATTTTGCCTTCGGTTTTTAGGATAGGATTTCTAAGTTTACCCACTGCTAACAATTCTTTCTTACGATTGTATAATCCAATCGTTGTTATGTACGCACTAGGACGATTTTTGAAATAGTCATATTTCAATAACCCATAACTACCACTCACATATGTATAATTAGTCGATAGATTGAATTCAGTAGGTTCTGCTCTACAGAAATAAGTTTCTGTTAGAAATGTCTCAAAAGATCTAGCGAAAAACGATCCACTAGGACGATATGCGTTTGGAACTGCGGCACCACTTATAGCCAAGAATAAACGATTTGCATTTTGACCGTCAGTGGATGAAGTAACAGTACTGAAAGAACATGACTGGTCTAGCACTGCACCATCTAATACAATAAGCCCCATCTTTGGAAAAACAACACCCCATGCATCATCACTAACTTCATTATAGACACCATCACGTAAAGATCCAGATGTTATGTAGTAAAATTCTTGAATCCCTTCGTTTGTAACTATCTCTTGTTTGGTGTCTTTACTATCATCAATCAAAGTAAAAAATCTAGTCGAAGTTGGATGTGTAACAGTTCCACTCGATGACAATTCACAAAGTGATAGTTCAAAATTACCAGCATCCAATTTTTCCTTGTACTGAGTTCTGTCCAACTGTATAGCATAGAAGTAATCACCGTTTTTTCCATTCTTGAATGGAAACTTTCCAGCTGTATTCCCGAAACACTCTAACATATACTTTCTATACATAGTTTTTGCAGGATAATAATCTACCTCACCCTCTACGTAAGAAGAGCCCGAACCCGATATATGACAATATGTAATATCAAACTGGTGATACGAATCTGTTGTTCCAGGTTGTTCATTGAAAACTGAGGTGTAGTATCTCTGCTGCTTAGAAGATAAAGACCCTGTATAATACGTTGATAATTTTTCACCCGTACACTTGAAAAGACCCTTTGTCTTATATCGTAATGTTGGTAATGAGTAATCTGCTATCTTTGAAACCTTCTTGAATACGTAAACATTATTGTCATCTGTTTCAAGGTCTTCAATTATCTCATCAATGAAGTCATCAAATTCGGAAAAATCTCTATCAATGTTTTCGTTCACAATAACAGTTGGTGGTGGGTCTGATATAACCCTCGGTTCGATTATGATATTTCCATCTTCATCAAAGCTATATCTTTCCGGTTCATCCGTAGCAAACCCAACATCATTCAACTGACGGAATCTATCTAATAGATAGTTTCTAACAAGTCGAAGATATACTTGTTCTACCCTAATTCCACGAATGGCACTAAATGGACTAGCAAACGTATTGCCTGGATCCGCCAGTACTCTCTCTAAAAACTCCTCACGTTCGCTTATAAGTTTCAAGCTAGCATTTATTTCTGCGTTTGTTCCCGCTGTAAATATAGGATCGATATTTTCGATTGGAACATCTGTTCCTATGAGTTCAAATTGCGTTTCAAATCTCTCGATTGCCAGTCTTTCAATTTCATCTTCACCAACTGGTTCTTCGAAAATACCACCTTGAATTTGTGGTGGTGGTGGTAACATAGCCGCACTTACAGTAGATACTAAAACTGGTTGTACAGATGGTGGGATAACAGGAACGGGTAAGGATTCTTGTTGTAGAGACTCGAAGTATGTTACAAGTTGGTCTTGATAAATTGAGTCAACAAGTATAACGTAGTTTGCAAAAATAGATGTGGTTGGATCGTTGTAGATATACTTTACATTGTAAGGATCAGTTGTATCAAATGACCAGTTTTCTTGCAATGGAATAGAACTAGCATTTATACCACGCATGAGTGCTTTAGTGTTATACCTAAACAGAATTTCTTGTTGCTGTAAAAACGTTTTATCGATTTTTGTGTGAATTGAAATATCCTCTAATTCACTATCTGTTAGTTTACCAAACTCAAATTGGAACTCAACATCTGGAAGCTGACTATTCAATCGTACAATGTCTATACCTTCTTTCGCGGTAATGAATATAGATTGTCTTCTTGATGTCTCTATTGTATTTGGTACATTAGTTACTTCAATTGTCTTGCCTATGTTTAGAGGTGAATCGTATCCACCTCGCCACAAAGATCCTATGAAGCCAACTTCCTTGATTTCATATTCGGCAGCCATATTACCAGTTCAATCTGATTTTTATTAGAACGTCGTTATCGAATGACTTGTTTATTGGTCTACTTAGTTTTGCTATTGCAAGTAACTGATTGAAGTCATCGTAAAGACCAATACTCGTAATGTATGTTTGTGGGTTCTTGTCATAACAAGCGTGTAAAAATTCACCACCACTTCCACTGACATACGTTGGATTATTACTGTAATTAGCAAGTGGTGCAGATACACGAACAAAGTAATGGTTCGTTGTCTTATACTGTACATTTCTTGCTTTCATATAACTTCCCAATGTACCGGATCCACTTATAGAAGTGAAAAGTTTGAAAGCATTATCACCGGCAACATTACTACCTGTCACTGTATTGAATCCAAGCTCAGTATTTAGCTTGTATGGATCCAGTACTATTACACCTAAGTTAGGGTATACAACCCCATACGTGTGTCTATTAGCCGCAACAAACTCACCATCGTTCAAACTACCACTGACAATATCATATGATACATAAGGATCGTGTGTACATGTAATACTATCAGACCTGTCACCTGAGTTATCTATGAATGTCAAGACCTTACTTGAAGAAGAAACTTCAACATTACTTCCGGTAAACACATTGTTTGCATAAGCACCACCGTTTAGTTCAGCAAGTGCAAGTTCCCAGTTACCAGGATCCACTCTATCACTCATACCTGTACGTGAGAAGTTTATGACATAAACATCTTTTGACGAAGTAGCTACACCATTTGTGTAGAAAGTAAATTCAGTTTGAGGCATATCAAGTGCCATCAATCTATATTGTGAGTAGATAGCTCGTGTTGGGGTATCATTCAATTCACCATCCGCCCATACAGAACCAGAACCAGCATTGTGACCATACGCAACTGCAAAGTATGGAGTCTTACCACATGAATCACAATCGGTCACCTCATAGTAGTGATTTTTTGAAGCAGTTGGTTGGGTTGAACTCGTGTGATGGCATTCTAATGTTTGTGCCCCATCAAAGAGACCCTTTGTTCTAGCACGAATCTTTGCAGTCATCACATCCTTACCCAAATCAAGTGGGTGATAAACTTTTACAGTTTCCGGTGAACAATCTGCATCTTGTTTTCTAAAGTATCTTACGAAGACACCTTGTAAATACAACTCACGTCGTCCATCGGCATATACCTTGTAAACGTCTTTCTTTATCACACCCAAACATGGGTCACCAAATACGTCTTCTGGTGCGAGTTCTTTTTCTTCAAGTCTAAATTCACAGTTTGGATCTATTTGTTCACCAACATATTCAACTCCACGTTCGCCTGTAATAACAGTAGCAACAGACTCGATATTCTGATAGGAAATTATTAGAGTACGAGATTCGTCTGCGTATACTGGTATACCGAAATCATCAGTGACATCCTGCACTTCTACAAAGGTTGCTGGTTTAGCAATTCTACATGGTTTACTTGGATGTTTTTGAAATGGCGTT